TCATTGCTGGCGTTCGTGTGCAGCTTTGCTGAGTGCTTTGCGGCTGGCCCGTTTGCGGTAGTAGGCAACCATTTCGGCGCTTTGTCCGGTAACCGCTTGGATTTGCGCATCACTACATCCGGCTTCTGCCAGGCGAATAATCGCAAGTTTGCGAAGGCCATGCAGAACATAAGGTTTTGCTTCGGGGCCAAGGCCGTTGCGCCACGCGCGAAATGCCTTCTCGACTGCGTCATAACCTAAGGGCTGTGTAAGGTTCTTGGCCAGAACATGGGACCCAGCAACCGGCAGCGTATCCAAATACTCGCGAAGCGCTTGCGGACAGTACGTTTCGAAGCTCTGTTTGCCCTTCTCGTCAATTACCTCCATCCATTCGCCACGAAATTGATCTCGCCGCATTCGAATAGCTGCGTTGGGACGCTGTCCCGTGCCGAGTATCAACTCCGCCGCAGTGCGTACATTGGCTGGGGCCTCTGGAAGCTTATTGATCAGCCATTCCGGCCAGGGTTCAAATTCGCGTTGCTTGCCAAAATGATCGATGCCCTTCGCCGGATTGGCGCCAAGGGGCCAATCGAGTTTCTCGACACCGTAGTTCCACAGAAGGCTGATCGTTTGCAGATACTTATCGGCCTTTCTTGGAGTGTCCGACATTTTGGTGTGGGCGTTGCGAACCGCCTGCCGCGACGTTTTGCGAACATCCTTTCCGGCATTTTTTTCGAGGATGCGATCCATATCTCGCCGGTAGCTTTGTTTTGTTCCATCGGACAAGCGCCCCTGGATACGAGGATCGCGCCGCCAAACTTCGATCAGCTCCGCCCATGTGTATTTGGCAGGCGTGAACTGCTTATCATGCTTGCCAGTCTCGCATTGCCAATAGAGTAGATCGAGGCGTTCGCCTTGGCCTTGCCAATCCAGCTTGATCGCCTTTTCTTTTCGCTTTCCCGATTCAAACCAAGTGATCCGATGATACGGAACCCACACGCTATTGCGGTGGTCCCAAGTCCATTTCAGGTGCGGTTTAGCGATCCGTGGCTTTGGCGGTCGTCTCACAGTTCAAATTCCTCGCATGGACGCGCCGATGTGCCGTTGAGGATTGCGAGCAGCTCGTCAGACTTCCAGCGTTCGACGCCGTCCGCGAGCCGCACAGGCTTCGGCAATGCCCCGTTGCTGACCAGGTCGCGGAATTTCGAGACCGAAAGATCAAGGTATGCAGCGGCATTGGCCTCGCGCAGGGCGGCAGGTGCAAAGCTTACCATGGGCAAATCTCCTTAGGCGTTTTAGTTGACGCGGATAGCGCAGACTTCGACCGGATTGAGGCCGAAATGTGGATACGTGATTGTGAGTTTGCGGTAACCGCGCCGCTGCGATGCGTTCAATTCCATTCATGGTTCCTCGGGCGTTAGTTGGACGTTTGGGGCTGTGAGATCCATGCAGCTTGCACCTCCTGCATATTCAGCAGTATGCCATTGAAGCGCCGCCAACCTTTGAAACCGTGCGTTGTTACGTGCCCTTCGATCATTTCCATAAGCTCGATAGCGGCTTCAGACTTGAGTGAAATGCGAAGGTGTTCCGGCTGCCCTTTCATCATGAAGAACACAATGAGCTTTTCGCTGCCGTCGATATCAGATTGTTCTTTCGCTTCTGGTGCGGCCATGGGTGCCTCCGGGGAATTAATCGTCTGTTAGGATGCCGACGACGGAGGCGTCCTCGCCTCGAACAAAGAGGCCAACGCCGCGACCATCGGTGAGCAGCGCGGCGAACGGCGCAAGGCGCTCCGTCAGGGCTTTCGAAAGCGATACCGCGTCAACGCCTGCGGCATCCATTTTCTCCGGGCAGAATGCAGTTTTATTTCCGATTTCTGCCCCGGGGATCAGGTCAATTTCCTGCATTGTGGTACCTTTCTGGAAGTTGTTGGATTTAGGCTTGATGGGCCAGATAGAAGGCTTCCAGCTCCTTCGCGAAGGCCTTGACGCGTGGGTAGGTATCGGTGCGGAACTCATTTTCTGACCACCTCCCGCCGCGTGAGGGAATGTTTAGGTATTCGTCTAGCTGCAACACAGCGTGATCCAGACTAGCGTTGGCCGGGGTAACGGTGACTTCGACCTCATTCACATGCGCTGACCAGCGAAAGTGTGCGTCAAAATCGGTCTCCTCACCGATCAGAAAGCACGTCCGCGCCATGTCAGCCAAAACGCGGGCGCAAGGGTTTGTTTTGTTTCGATGGGGCGTTTTCATTACGACTCCATTGGATTTTGTGAGAACGCAGGGGCGAAAGAACGCGCGGTCAAACCCGCATCGGCATCAGGACCATGAGCAGGTTCGTATGCGCTTCGCAGGTCACCAGTGCGGGGTCAGCGCCCGAAGATGAGCGGAGCCGGATATCGCCCAGCGTTGCGGTGGCCTGGGCGAGATAGTTGACATTGAAGCCGACCTCGGGGGCGGGTTTGCCTGCGGCCGCATAGGTCACTGACAAGGTTTCGTCTCCTCCGCTGGGTGCAACCGTCATGGTGCCTTTCTCCGGGCTTATGCGGCAGACTTTGTTTGCCCAGCGGTCGCCGTCGGTCATAAGCCGAAGGCGCTGAGCGGCAGTGCGGGGCACGAGGATATCAATCTTGTTCTCGCGCTCATCGGAAGGGATCACCCGCGTGTAATCGGGATATGTGCCGTCGATCAGCTTGGCATAGAGCGTTCGCTCACCGACCTGGGCGCACATCACACGCGCGGTGTTATCCTTCCCATAAAAGCTGATCTTGGCAGACTGGTTGCCTTTGGCGGTCAGCATCGCCAGCAAGGGCGAAACAGCGTCACGCGGGAAAATCACGTTGTGCGGCGGCTCCGGCGCATCGAGATCGAGACGGGCCAAACGGTGACCGTCTGTCGTGACCATGCGCAGCGCCCCATCGTGCGCGGCCCAGAAGATGCCGTTGAGGTAGTAGCGCGTTTCCTCGGTTGAAATGCAGGGCTTGACCAGTTTCAAGGCCTGATGCAGCACCGCCTCGCCGACTTCGATACTGCCGAGGTGTTTGTGCTTTACCAGAGCCGGCCAATCCTCTGCCGGTGCCAGCAGGTTCATGACTAGGGTGATGCCCTCAGCGGTCAGGGTCAGGCGTTCGTTCGGAACATCGTGTTCGATCTTTACGGAGCCGGTCAGGCCCGCCGTTACCTTCAAGATCCTGTAGCCATTGGCAACAAAACCCCAGTTTTCAGATGCTTCGCAAAGCAAGGTCTCGGTGGTTTCGCGGTCGAGATCCGTCGCGGTTATGGACAGAATGCCATTTTCGACGCGGAACAGGTTGTGGCTGATGATCGGAATCGTGTTCCGGTGCTGCCGCACGCTGTTCACCCATGCGAGGGCCGCACGCAGATCGCCAATATCAACCGTCAGAGACTTAATCACGGCATCGGCTTTGATTTCAGTATGAGCATTCATCTTGAGGCCTTTCGGTTGGTTCGTGGGTTAAGCCGCTGCGGCGGCGAGTTGCTCTGATGCTTGGTCGCCCCATTGCTGGGCGGCGGCTTCCATCATCCCGGGAAAAGAGCGGCTGCGGAGGCGTGCGCGCTCTGCGCTGGGCGGCATCCGGTGGATACGGCTCCAATCCTTCCATGCCTCAGAGCCGCGCTCTGGCTCTTCGAGCCGATAGGTGGCGGCCAGAGGGGAGAGGCCGCGCAAATACCACCCGGTTGCCTTATAGGTCGGCTCTCCAAACCAGAACGGCTGTACTAGGTGCGGCACGGGCAGGTCGATAGGCATCCGGTCGCGGGCGAGGTCGTTCATCACCGGGTTTTCGATAGCGACCCGATCAATGGGAGCGCGCCAACAAGCGGTGAAGATGCTGACGCCCTCTTCGAACTCGGTGCGCATATCTTGCCAAGTCTTTCCCTTGGGGAGCTGACGGGGCGGTGTCCACTTGCCGGGGCCGCTCATCCAGCGGCGACCAGAGCGGCAAAGGCGCGTGCAGGGCGGGTGCATCACGGTCAAAAGGTCCCAGCCCTCGTCAAGGATGCCGTCGCGAATGTCGCAGCGGATATGTCGGTTCGAGCCATCCTCTGCTGCTTCAATGTCGCAAGACCATACGTCGTGGCCACGGGCCTCAAAGGCGCGCCGGGCGATGCCGCTGGTTTCACAACCTATCAGAATCTTTGCCATGTGGATCACCTTTGTAATTTTGCCCGGGGTGCGTTTGTTTGCGTGAGTGGCGGTAATCGCCCCGGGCGCTGTGGCCAAAGCCACAGGGTGTGAGAAAGGGACGGGGAGGCGGAACTCCCCGTCAGTTGGTCGGAGGCAGGTTTCAGGCCTCGACGGGGATCTTGTTCGGTGCAGGGCATTGCCCGTTATAGGGACATTCAGGCCGCCCATCGCTCGCACGTTTGGCGGTCTGATCGGTCGCCTGTTTGATCCAATTGGCAAACGCCTCTGTCCGCGCTGTCGCGGTGGCGCGGATTCCGTGCAGCTCCACAAGCCAAAGCATTTCCTCATAAACCCAAGGATCACGGTCAGGTCGCCAGATGTTGCCGCCTAGATCGAGAAAGAGGCGGGCACGGTTGAGTAGGGGCGTCGCTTTGAGCGTCTGAGCTGCGGTGTAAGGTGTCATGCTGTCTCTCGGAGAAATGCGCGGGCGGCGTGCAATTTGGAGGATTGAACCGCCCGCGCCCGATCCGCACCGCAAGACGGGTGCGAAACCTCTGGAATTCGCGGCAAGGCCAATCCTCAAATCCTTGCCGCGTGATGTTCATGGTGGGGCGGGTGGTGCCCGCGGGGGTTGCCTGATATGCGCCGCGCTGGTCGCAAAAAACGGAGAGGCGTTTCGGGAGCGCCGGGCGTTACGCCGCATGGCGGCGATGCGGTAGGATGCCCTGTTCATCCATGATCGCGCGGACCTTCTGGCCAACGCGATCCAGAACCATATCGGTTGGTTCCGGCGTTGGCGCCGGGCGATCAATAAGATGCTGTGGGCGCAAGCGCGCAGGGTCGAACCCCTCGCCGCGCGCCGCCTTCATTGTGGCCCATGCGGATGTGAACAGGTGGATTTCGTCGAGGTGATCCTCGGGCGAACCGGCGATCTGCCGGGCAGTCTGGGTTATGTCTTGCATTCAATCCTCCATCGGTTGATGAAGTATTTTTACAATATGTGAATATGTGGGGCAAGTGAAAATTTTACAATATGTGAAATTTATGATATTCACCTCAGTGCCAAGTGCCGCGACCCTGTAACCGCATGGTGCACGCAAAGAAAAACCCCGCCGGAGCGGGGTCTCTTGAAATCATCTTATGTGACGTGAGTTAGCTTGCAGTGAGTAGTTGCTTTTGCATGTCAGAGCGCTCACTTGGCTTTAGTGTCGCCTTTGCTGGTTTTAGGTGCTGACGCTGAGCTTGCTCCTTGAGGATTTTTTCCATTTGATCTCGTTGTGGAGCTTTCGCTGTCGGGGCTTGCGTTGCAGTTTGGTGTGTCATCATCCGCCTGGGTCTCCCGTAACTTGGCGTATTCTGCCGAGAGATTCTTAAAGAAGGTTGAATTTCCGCTGATACGCCCTGTTTCTCCGAGCATGTCAACAATGCTTTTTTCAACTTCAGTCGCCTCCCTTACGTTATTAAAGAGCACTCTGGCCTCCAGCATGTCAATGACGAAACCATGGCTTGAGTATGATTGAGAGAGCATGGATAGTTTGTCTACCCGAAGGTTCTTGTGCTTCATGTTCAGCCTGAGGCCATAGTCCTCGCCAATCCGCATTGCTCGCGTTCGTGAGCCAACTTCCTCCGGGTCGATCTTAGAAAATACCGGACTGTAGATTGCTGATACGATTTCAGACGCTGAGTGCGATGCTGTATGGAAGGATATAACGCCCCCACTACTGTTGATAATCTCCATCACCAAGTTGTGATACGTTTCCCTGGCTCGGCTTTCCAATGATGTAAAAGCCTCGCTGATGTTGAGCCCGCTCTCCATTCCAGCAATGTCGTCTGTCTTGGACATCTGGATGTCGAGAGGCCCAAGCTCTCCATATGGTGAAAAGATGATCTCTTCGGCGGCGATTGCAAGGAGCGTCCCAGCACTTTTGCACAGGCCCGGGATGAGTATCTTGAAGGATGGGTATTTGTGCTGGAGGTACCGACCAATCTTGTAGGCAGCATCAGGATCTCCCCCATTCGTTGTAAGAATGAGTATGAGTTCCTCTGAATCCTGCAAGTCAGACACTGTTTTGATGAACTCTAGATCTTGTCCGCGACGCATTGGTGCGGAGTAGGCAAAGACGTCGGTCAAATTTAACCTCCTGTTTTACTTTATTTCTTAAATGCTTAAGTGATTTATGATCGAGTGTCGGGCTTTTGCCTCTAATATGGTGAGCGAACTAGGACCACTTCTTCCTCGCAAACTCCGCAGGCCAATGCAGCCGGACGCGGGCAGCCCACTTGAGACGCACGTTGTGCATGTTCTTGCCGGATGGATTAATCGATATCAGGTGGAACAGTCCAGGTTCATCACCGGCCTTCACCTGTTTCACCCAACCCATGCCGTCCGCATCCTCGCAAACGCACTTATGGCCGATCACCTCATCAGGAACGCTGTCGTGCCCGTTGCGTGAGTAGAACAGCAGATCCCCGTCGGAATATACCGGCTCCATGCTGTCACCTTCGACCTCAACTGCCACTACGCCATGCGGCCCGATGCCGGGTGGGCACTCCACCTGCGGGCCGTCACCCTTCTCGTAGGCGTCGAACAAGGGCACTTGAGCACCGGCACCGACCTTGCCCGCGATTGATATTGTCGGCTTATCCTCGATGATAAGATCCGACACCATTACCCCAAGGATGATAGCGATACCCTCAAGGTAGGTCTCATTCATACGTCGTTTGCCTTTCTCCAAGCCGTTGTAGAGGCCTGTCGAAATCTCCAACTTTTCTGCCATGTCCTCTTGGGTGAGGCCAGCAGCGAGGCGTTTTTCACGTATGCTGAATTTCATGCCCACTCTATGCGGTAAGGGCACCTGCGCATCCATATACATTATGTAAAAATTCGCTTGTTCCAAAAATTCACATAGAGTAAATATTTGGAATGAATATCAGCGAACATATCAGTGCTAGGGGCCTGTCTCGGGAAGAAATTTGCGAAGAGGCAGGGATATCGCGCACATTTCTCAGCCTGATTGAAAGTGGTGCGCGCAGGCCCGGGCTCCACACTGTTGAGAAGTTGGCGAGAGCCCTTGGCGTTTCTGTTCGTGACCTTCGCCCAGATCTGGCTAGCATCTTTGGAGACGCCGCATGAGCCGCCCACGTCTAACCCTGATTGTGAACAATGATGTGCCATGCGGTGATGATGCGCGTGGCGCTGGGCAAAAGTCTTGGTCAAATCAGTTTGACCCGCACGCCCTAAAGGTCAATGCGCCTGACCTATGGTCGAGCTATTTCCGCGCCCGGTTCCACAGCCCGCGCGAGGTCGCGCTGTTCTGCGATGTATCGTTTCAGACCGCGCTGAACTGGTGGGGCGCCGTCACAGCGCCCGCCAGCCATATCGCGCTGCTCGTCATGCTGACCGACCCCGGCGCGCCTGAGTTTTTCGCGCAGGATACCGAGGTGGCGGCATGAGTGGGCTGCGGTCACCTGCGCCGTTTCGCAGCCCAGCCCGAATTTGGGTTTCGCAGCTCAAATCGAAAGCTGCCATGACGCGAGTTGTGCTTGCAGGCCTTCAATGCGCCATTGCCGTGCAGGATCGATTTAATACCTGCGTCATGGCAGCTGGGACAAAGGTAGTGGACGGGCTCTATGCCTGCGCCCGATTTGTAGACCAGATGCCCAGCGGGCGTTTTCCACAGTTCGTAGCCGACAAACTTGTCCGTTGCGCGTTTCAGCTCGAGGCACTCTTGCTCAAGTTCGAGTATCGCCTTGCGCAGCGCTATGTTCTGCTCTTGCGCCTCGAGTACCTGTGTTTTCAAGGTTTCGAGGGCACCCGCGATCTCCGGTTCTGGTGTCGCTTGCGGCGTCTGCGTGTTCTTCTCGAGCGCCCGGATAGTTCCGATAATCGCTTGGATTGTCGTTGCGCCAGAAGTCGTAAGATCCAGCGCGGCTTTCGCGGTGTCCAGCGTGATACCCATCAGCTCGCATCTTTCGCGCGAGAGGGATACGTCGCCAGAGTCCATCCGGCCTCGTTTCGAGGGGGTTGGCACAAATGATCAATGGTTTTGAATGCCGCTCCATGCGGCTCAACAGCTTTCATCCTGCTGTCTCCTTTTCGTTGGGCGGGATGAATGCGCGCGGTGGGGTTGCAGCCCCGCCGCGCATCCCACGATTGCACGAACCCCAAGCATCCGGCGATTCGTTTGCCTGCGCCTCTGGCGGTTTTTCCATCAATTGCGAACACGCGCTGGGATACTTCCCCGCTGAACATCACGGGACAGCGGAACACCAAGAACGTGCTGACGTCAGGACCCGGCGTGGCCTAAGGGCAGAGAGTTGCCTGATAAGCGCGATCACCGGGGCGCGGACGGGCGCCAGAGGCGGGTTCTCCCGCCACCGTCAGCTATTCTCAGGAGGTGCCGCCCATGGGTAAGCGCAGCTCCTTCAAACGCCGCAAAAACGATCTGTATCGCACGCCTTGGGAAGCGGTCCCGGTCCTTAAACGTCATCTGCCCGCCCTGTTTCGGTTCGCGGAGCCCTGCGCCGGCAACGGCAAGCTGGTTGACCACCTGCGCCGGATCGGTGGGGCGTGCGCCGAGGCCGTCGATATCAATCCGGGGCGCGGGGACGTAGGGCAGGGAGACGCCCTGTGTTGGCAACCGCTGCAACGCCCGCTGCGACCCCTGGATTTCATCATCACCAACCCGCCGTGGTCGCGCGAGATCCTGCATCCGCTGATCATGCGTTGCGTTCAGATCAGCCCGACGTGGCTGCTGTTCGATGCGGATTGGAGCCACACCCAGCAGGCGCGCCCGTACCTGCGCCATTGCCGCAAGATCGTCTCGGTCGGGCGGGTCAAATGGATCGAGGGCAGCAAGCACACCGGAAAAGACAACTGCGCCTGGCATCTGTTCACAGCAGAGGGCCACGGGCGCACCGAATTCATAGGGAGGGCATGAGCATGAATCCCAGAGAGCAGGTCTGCGCAGCTGTGAAGGCTGCAAAGGAGCGGCGCGACACCCGGCTTGAGTACGCCGCGACCGAACGCGCGAGAGAGATCACGCACGGCATCGTGAGAGATCCGCCGAAACCTCAGTCGGCGCGGGATCACCGCGCTTTCACCCTTCGGTTTTGGGCGCAGATCTGGGCGCAGATCTGGGCGCAGGTCAGGGGGCGGTCATGACGGCCAAGAAAGAGGCATCGGTCAGCATTCGCCGCCGTACCGCATTCTCGACAATCCCGAACGCTCTGATCCGCGATGTGGAGATCTCGCCAGAGGCGCGGCTCCTGCTTTGTTACATCATGTCATGCAGTGGCAGTTGGACGTTCTACGTTTCCGAATGTCAGCGCATCCTGGGCTGTAAAAAAGACAAGTGGCAGCGCATCCGCCGTGAGGTGATCGAGGCAGGCTATTTGCGCGTTCATGCCAAGAACGGCGAAAACGGGCGCTTGGAAGGTTATATCTGGGAAGTGTTCGACGAACCGCAGGCACCAGATGCAGTGTCAGCTGGGGGCTGTGAGCCACAAGATGCAGGGGAAAGCGGTAACCACCGTGAGCCGGAAAAACCGGCTACCGGTGCGCAGCCGGTCGAACCCTCTCACCGTGAGCCGGAAAAACCCGCCCGCCGGTTGACCCCGCCCGCCGGAAAAACCGGCCCCATAAGAAAGAACAACAGACAAAAAGAAAAACAAACAAGTTGCGCGGCTGAGCCCGCGCCCACGCTTGATGATTGTTCTGATGATTTGTTGAGGGAGTTTGAGCGCGTGTTTCCCAAGCTGGGGACAGCGCAGGCAACTCGAAAGGCGATCAGCAAGGCCCTGGCCACCGGTGCAACATCTGACCAGATCCTCGACGCTGCCCGCGCCTATGCCGCCGAGCAGCGGGGCAATGATCCGAAATACATCCGGCGCAGCGAACGGTTCTTCGCGGATGATTTCTGGCGGGCTTACATCCCGGCCCAGAAATCCACGCCCAGCGCTGAGGCGGCTGCATTCGTCGAGCAGTGGGGCAAGACGATCCTTGAGGTTGGCAAGGCTGGTTCCGGGCATTTCATGTTCGGCAAGATCAGCCGCGACACGGTCACCAAGTGCCTCACCGCCCGTACCGTGACTGCCGAGGATTGCCGTCGCGCTGGGCTTGGGATCTCCGATGCAGACGCACGGGCCATGCTCGAGGTGGCGCAATGAGCGTGCACGCTGATCCTGCCGCACACGGGCACCGTTTCGGCGCTGTGGTTGTCACGGTCGACCTTGTGGCCGGTGATTGCATGATCCGTGCCCCACAACCCTGCAAAGGCCCGGTGTCTACCGTAGAGCGCAAGACGCGGCTCAACACGCTCGATGAGATCTATGCGGCCCATCGAACGCAGAACTGGTTGAGCCGGAAACCACAACAACACCCACATGCCGGAGATATGGCGCGCGCGCTCAAGTTCGCCGGTCAACTCCTGAAAGCAGAACAGGAAAGGAAGCGCCGTGGTTGACGCATACAAGGAACTGCAAAAGACCCCGGTTGATTTCGCGCTCCTAGCAAAGGCGGCTCAGATCCTCATAGAGGACCAAAAGGCCAGCACGACACATGTGCAGCGGTCCCTCGCCATAGGGTACAACAAAGCAGCCCGCCTGATAGATGCGCTCGAGGCGCTGGGCGTGGTGACCGCATCTGATCACGTCGGACGTCGTGAGATTGTCGCGAATGAGGTGCCAGCGCGTCTGTTTGCCATGGCTGCCGACCAGGTGGCCGGGCAGAAGACCACCCATATGCGAGAGACAGCCGAGGACCGCGCTGTCAGGGAAGGCGCCAAAGACAACGCCTATCGCGCCAATGCGAGTGAGCTACGCCAATTCGTCGAACGGTTTGAGCGCCTGGACGAAGAGAAGAAGGCCATTGCCGAGCAACAGAAAGAGGTCATGGCAGAGGCCAAGGGGCGCGGATACGACGTCAAGGTATTGCGCAAGCTGATCGCGCTGCGCAAGCGCGACGAAAACGATATCGCCGAGGAAGAGGCGGTACTCGATATGTACAAAGAATGCCTGGGCATGGGGTGATCGTCATGACCGCGCAGCTCCTCAAGAACATCACCCGTGAAACGCTCGCTCCGCTATGGGCTCGCGAGGATATCCCAACAGAACGCATTGCCCAGGCGCTGGGCGTGACCCGGCAGGCGATCAGCTCCAAGGCGCGCACACTTGGTCTGCCCAGCCGCGCGAAAGTGCGCAAACAGCTCTGTGACAACGAGACGTTTCGCCGGATGTGGCTCGCCGGGGTCAATTCGACAGAAATGGCGCAGCATTTCGGATACTTGCACCGCTCTGCGATTGGTTCACGTGCCGGCGTCATGGGCTTGCCGCGCCGGTCGCGCAGTACCGACACGGGCAAAACAGGTGGGTGGGTTCAGACGATCTCGCTCGCACAGTTCTTCGAGCAGGACCTTCGAGAGCGAATGGAGGCAGAGGCCAAGAAGAGAAAGGCATCGCAATGACGGAACGCATGACAGCAGAGGAATACAGGGACGCCCAACTCCCCTCGATAGGGGAAGATAAGCGCCGGGTGCGCGGCACCAAACGGACCACAACGGCAGACGGCGTAACGCACGACAGCAAGACAGAGGCCCAACGCTGGCAGGAATTAAAACTGCTGCAGGAGGCGGGCGAAATCTGCGGCCTGCGTCGCCAGGTCGATATCGGCCTGACCGGACGTGACGGCCCGATCATGACCGACAGCGGAGCAAAGCAGCGCGTCTATCGCGCAGACTTTGTTTATGTCGACAACCGTCTCGGCGTGACCGTGATCGAGGATCGAAAAGGCCATGAAACCGAGGTGTTCAAGCTCAAGAAAGCGATCTTGGCCGCGCAGGGCATGGAGATCCACATCACCCGGGCCAAGGGCTGACCATGGGTGTTGTCGAGGATCTGAAACACGAAGTGTCGAACCTGCGCAAATTGCTCGATCAGGCGCAGCGCTCCGGACAGCGGAAAGCCTCCGCCTCGGCACCTGCACTTTATCAACCCGATCTGCCGGCGGTGGTGCGCTATCCGCTGGCGGAGTTTGCCGCAGGTCGGGGCCGCAATGTGCCGCTGCCCGAGAGCGTCCAGGAAATTGCCGAGGTGATCGGTCGCCGAAATGCTGTGCGACTTGTGGAGGGCACTCGGGCGACCGGCGCTCGGAAATGGCGGCGTCAGCTCTATGTCCCCGGAAGCATCCCCGATGATCACCGCATCGCCACCATGATTGGGATTGAGGCCGCGATAAAGCTCAGTCACAGCCACGCCAACTGCATCCTTGAGCTGCCGAGCTGTCACGGGCTGCGCAAGGCCTACATGGCTGATCACGCTTTGCGCCAAGGGGATGCCGGAGCATCAGTCACTGAGATCGCCCAGGAAATGGGAGTCGAGATCAAGACCGCGCGGACGTTGCTGTATCAGGCCGACTACTGGCGTAGAAAGCTCGAAGGCTGAGAGCCGGGGGGGGGGAGGCTAAAAACAGATAGTAGAACCTCTGCGGAACAATATGGCGTGCGGTGAGTTAATTGGATATACCAATTAACAAAGTATTGGTTGGAACGCCTAGCGTTCGCTGGTATGAAGAGGCGAAGGTCGGCGAAAACGTCTGTTTCGAAGATTAGGTGTCACCATGAAAATGATAAAGCATAGCCAAGAGTTTGACGAAATATCAAGAGTTGTGAGCATGCACGGCGACTCGGGTGTGAAAATTTCTGATGTTGTCGAAGAACTGTCGAAAGTTCGACAGATTCCAGCTCAAAAAGCTCGGTATGCCGTACGTTTGGCGATCGACAAAGGCGAACTACGCACCGACCGCAACTTTAAATTGCATTTGACTGCGACTGGTTGATCCGCATATCTCCTGCTTTGAGCAATGCGGGGGACCTATGATGAGAATGGATCGTTTTTCCGGCGCTGGTGTACGCGACCAGCGCCGGCCATTTGAGACTGATCACGATAGAATTTTATATTCCTCATATTTTCAGAGGTTGGCCGGTGTGACGCAGATTGTGCGGGCTGGGGAAGAGGACATATTTCATACGCGTCAGCAACACACGCACAAAGTTGCTCAAATCGGTCGAAGGCTTAGCCAACATCTGCTTCGAAAGTGCGAAGAAAGAAACATACAATGTCCTCAGCTAGATCCTGAGGTGGTTGCGGCTGCAAGCCTTGCCCATGACTTGGGACATCCACCTTTCGGTCATAAGGGCGAATACACTCTTAATGATCTCGTTCAGCAGGCAGGTGAAGAAGGGTACGAAGGCAACGCACAAACGTTCAGAATCATCACCAAGCTAGCAGTCAGATGGAATGAAACAGACGGTCTGGACCTTACTCGAGCGGTAGCTTGTGGCGTTCTCAAGTACCCGTGGCTCAGGGATGCGCACAATCCGAATAAATCGAAGAAATGGTCTGCGTATGCTAGCGAGAAAGACGAGTTTGAATGGGCTCGAAAGGGTCAGAAAGAAGACGTTCCGTCTCCAGAAGCGGCCCTCATGGATTGGGCTGATGACATCGCGTATTCCGTCCACGACTTGGAGGATTTTCACCGGTGTAACCTTATTCCATGGACGAAAATCCTAAACGACCAGGATGAGCAGCTCCAGATCGTTCATCGTACAGCAAAAAAGTGGCATGGTGGACCTGAGAACGCGATCGAAGTTCTTCAAGAAGCTCTCGCACAGCTCATTGAGCAACTAGATCTCTATCAAGAAATTTTGCAACAAAGATACGATGGTAGTCGTAGCGTCCGGGTAGGACTGCGACAGATGACGTCTGCGCTTGTGGGCAACTTCATCCAGCAAACCAAGTTAAAGTGGCCTATGTCGATAGATGTTCCACCGGAAACTGAGCGAAAAGTCCTACTATTAAAAACGATGGCTAGAGATTATATTATCTCAAACCCATCCTTGGCGGCCCAGCAGAAAGGGCAAGAAAGGATACTGCGCGAACTCTTTCAGATGATTATGAATGATACTTGTTGGGGTGATGTCGGCAACCGCAAGGTCCCGAACTATTTGCCGCCGCGATTGGAATACCTCATCGATCTTTCGGAAAGCCTAGCTCGGTTCGTCGCTGACTGCCTGTCTTCTCTCACCGAGCGGGAAATCAGTCGTCTCCACTCTCGCCTTGTAGGTTATGAAGCTGGGTCAGTGCTCGATCCTATCGTAAGGTGAATAGACTTTGCGGATCAGCTACAAGTGGCGGTCAATGAGCTGAAGTGATAGCGGCTCGGTCAAGGTAAAACCGCCAGAGGATCCCCTAACCTAAACGCGCGACCTTGCCCAAAACGGGCAGAGGGTCGCGCGCATGTCGCTTATTGAACGCATTGAACAGGCATCCACCGGGCTGGTGGTGACTGCGATCACCGGCGCGGCGTCCGGCAGTATCTGGTTGGTGCGCCGTATCTTCACCAATCAAAAGCAGATCGAAATGCTGCAACGGTCGCTGGAAGATCGCGACCGGCAGCGTGACGAAGACCGCGAGGCGCTCGCCGACGTCAGAACAGACGTGCGCGAGATCCGCGACATCCTTCACCGCAGATAACCGGGGCAATGCCCCTGACTGGGGCAAAAGGAGATTTTGACATGCAACTCATTCAAAAATGGAAACAAACCGCAAAAGGCGCGTGGTCGATCAAGTTGATTTTCCTCGCCTGTCTTCTGTCGGCGGTGCCGGTATTCCTCTCGTTGATTTCGCCGGACCTGTTGGGTGTTGACCCAGTGATGTTTGCAGCGGGGGCGTTGGTGGTCAACGCGCTTGCAATTCCGGCGCGTTTGCTGGCGCAGGCGGGGCTGTCGGACATGCTGGCAGAGTTCCGGCGGGACACAAGCGGTGCTATCCGAACACGGGCAGCGGTCGGGCTTGGCGTCGGTGCGCTGGTAGCTGCACTGGCAACACCATTCATTGCCAAATGGGAAGGCGTGAGGCTCGAGGCCTACCGCGATATCGTAGGCGTGCCGACGATTTGCTTTGGCGACACACACGGCGTCCAGATGGGCGAGACCGCGACTATGGCCGATTGTGTCGACCGGCTCGAGCGTGACGTTCGAGCTTTCTATGCCGAGATCCGTCCTTGCATGACGAACCCGAACATTCCGCCAGGCGTTCAAGCTTCCATGCTGGAATTGGCCTATAACGTGGGCGTGCCGTCGGTTTGCCGTTCTACCATGATGCAGCTAGCCAATGCGGGTCGGTATCGTGCCGCGTGTGATGAGCTGCGCCGCTGGGTCATCGCAGGTGGCCAACGTGTGCGTGGGCTCGCCAATCGCCGCGCCGATAGCAAACAGGCTCTTTGTTTAGAGGGGCTGACCTGATGCGCTGGCTGTCCCTCCTGTTGATCTGCGCAGTTCTGGCCTCGTGTTCCAAGGTTGCCGGGATCGTAGGCGGGGCTATCGGCAGCAGACCCAGCATTGCCACGAACGTCCAGGCCGGGCGCACCAATGCCCAGACCGTCGGACAGAGCGTCGTCAGCGATCAGCGGATCGAGGCGACAGAGGCACGCGACATAGAGCAGAGCACGGGCGATACGCGCGTCAGGACCGAGAGCGTCCAGACCATCATTGTCCGCGAAGATCCGCCGCCTTGGCTCTTGCTTGTGGCGCTGTTGGGCTGGCTGTTGCCGACGCCAGGACAGATCGGCGCCGGGCTGTTCGCTTTGATCATCAGACCCTTTCGCGGGTCCCTCCCTGGGGGGTGACGTCTGTGGGTAGCCGTACGCGCCGAAATTTATGTGTGCGTGCCGCCGGGCGATGGGGTTGTTTATTATATAGATCGCGCAAGCGATTGAGAGAGAACGACAAAATCGCTTTGAGACATAAAGTCGGCATCCATGCCGAGGTTTGGCCGAAATTTATCGAAGGGGCCTCAAGTGTCTGACAAGAATAAGAAATCAAAAGGACAGGTAGTAAACCGGGCGGACCTCGCCAATATCAACGGCGTGTCGCTGCCGACGATTGACGATTGGGTGCGCCGTGGCTGCCCAGTGATGCAGCGGGGTGCGCGTGGGCGCGCCTGGCAATTCAACACTGCCGAGGTGCGGAACTGGCGCGACGACGATATTCGCGCACAGGCTGTTGAGGCTGGCCCGGCCACGAAAGACGAATTGATCCTGCGCAAGCTGAGAGCCGAGACCGAACAAGCCGAGCTTGATCTGTCGAAGGCGCGCAATGAGCTGGTGCCCGTCGAGCAATTTGACCGCGCGATGACAAAGGCATTTGGCGAAGTGCGGGCGGGATTTCGCAATGTGCTGCCCAGCCGTGCCGCGCGGCGCCTGATCGGCGAGAGCGACGAGACCAAGATGAAAGAGGTGCTGATCGACGAAGTTGATCAGATCCTCCTGGTTCTGTCGGATTCCGACCTGATCCACGAAACCGATCTTGAGGTCGAAGACGACGAGGAAGACGACGACGAGGGGGCGAACAGTGAGTGAACGCCCGGGCTGATTTCTCCAATGCGCGGGCGCTTGTCCGCAGCACCCGGCGCGCCCGGGCGTTTTTGCGCCCGCCACCTGACCTAAAGCCGTCGGAGTGGGCCGAACAGAATATCAAAATTCCCATCGGCAATGCGGTGCCGGGGCCGATGCGGTTCGATAACGCGCCGTATCAGCGCGAAGTCATCGACATGACGGCAGATCCGCGCTGCAATCGGATCTCGCTCATGTGGGGCGCGCAGGTTGGCAAGACGCAGACCGCGCTTGCCGCACAGGCGTTTCGGATCGGGTTCAATCCTGTTTCCCAAATGATGATGCAGCCCAGCCAAGGCGACTTGACGACGTGGCTCGAGACCAAATTTAATCCGCTGGTCGAGGAAAACGACGGCTTGGCCGAGGTGCTCGCCAAGCCCCGGGCGCGGCATGGCGTCAACAATCAGCGAATGAAGAGCTACCCCGGCGGGTTCCTTATGTTCAGTTGGTCGGGATCGCCCAAAACCATGCGGGGCCGGTCAGCGCCGTTTATCGTCTGCGACGAGACAGACGGCTATGACCGGACCAATGAGGGCCACCCGGTCGGCCTGTTGTGGCAGCGGGCGGCGACCTTTGGCGATCAGCGGCTCTTGCTGGAAATCAGCACGCCGACGATCAAGGGCGGCAGCTGGATCGAAAAGGCCTTTGATCAGGGCGACCAGCGGTATTTCTATGTGCGCTGCCCGCATTGCGGCCACCTGCAAAAGCTGGACTGGTCGCAGGTGACCTGGTCCAAAGATGCCGACGGTGTGCACCTCGCCGAAACAGCCGGCTATCTGTGCGCTGGTGACGGCTGCGGCACGGTGTGGAGCGACGGCGAGCGCTGCGCCGCGATCCGCAACGCAGAGCGCGAGGGCGGTGGCTGGATCGCGACGAAGCCGTTTCGCGGTCATGCGTCCTATCATCTGTCTGAGCTGTATTCCTGCTTTCGGCGGCTCGAGGATATTGTGCAATCCTTCCTCGAAAAAAGGGCGGCGGGGGATCTGCAAACCTTTGTGAACGTGTCCCTGGCCCAAACATGGGAAGAAGAGGGCGACAAGCTTGAGGCGTCGGTCTTGATGGCGCGTGCCGCGAAATTCGCGGCACCGGTGCCGATGGGGGCAGGCGTACTCACTGCCGGGATCGACATGCAGAATGACCGGCTCGAGGTGGAAATCGTTGCCTGGGGGCTGGGAGAGGAGTCCTGGTCTGTCGATTACAAAACGCTCTGGGGCGATCCTCTGCAACAGGATGTATGGGACGAACTGGACGCTCTGCTGTCGGAAACATGGCAACATGAGAGCGGCGCCGAGTTGCGGATCTCTGCGGCGTGCCTCGATACCGGCGGTGAGGGCGGGCGCACGCAAGCGGCCTATGACTACGCGCGCAAGCGGCTGGGCCGCAAGGTCTGGGCGATCAAGGGTGTTGGCGGTTGGGGCCGTCCTATCGTGACCGCGCCGTCGAAAATAAAGCAGCGCGGAACACGTCCGGTCTATCTGCACTCTGTCGGTGTTGATGAGGCGAAAGCGGTGGTTGCCCAGCGGGCGCGGATCAAAGATCCGGGGCCGGGTCACTGCCATTTTCCAGAACATCGCGATCCGGCATGGTTCGACATGTTCACCGCCGAGGCTCTGCGCACCCGCTATGTGAAGGGGTTCGCCGTGCGGGAATGGCACAATGTGCGCCCGCGCAACGAAGCCTTTGACTGTCGCGTCTATGCCTATGCCGCGCTGCGGATTTTGCGCCCGAACGTGAAACGTCTGGTCGAGGCCCTGCATCCACAGGACCATGAGATCGAGGCGGAGATCGAAGACACCGCCGCCGATCCGGTCGCGCCGACAGAGGCTACGGCAGAAGGAAATCCGCCAGAGGAACCAGAGCCGGAAACCCGGCAACCTGTCAAAAAGCGCGGCTGGGCAGCGAAGAAGCGCCGCCGCAGGCACTAGGCGGGGCGAAGCGTGGGCGACATTCCAAACGAAATCGGGGCTGGGTTGACTTTTCGGGCCGTCGTCGAGCAGCCGCATTATCCGGCGCCTGAATGGGGTTTGACCCTGTTCTTGCGGGGGCCGGGGACAATTGACCTGGAAAGCATCGCGACCGGGTCAGCCCATGCATTCGAAGCGGCGGCCACGGTTACAAAGGATTGGGCACCGGGGCGCTATGCTTATGTGATCCGTGCGACCGACGGCAGCGATGTGCAGCAGGTCGCGCAGGGCGAGGTTTTGATCGGCCAGGATATCGCGGCACAGGCGCAGGGTTTTGACAGTCGCGATCACGTGCGCAAGGTGCTGGACGCAATCGAGGCGGTGATCGAAAACCGCGCGACTATCGACCAGCAGAGCTACACCATCAACAACCGATCCCTGCAACGCACACCGTTGTCTGAGTTGGTGAAATTGCGCAACCAGTATCGCACTGAGCTGGCAGCCAAGAAGACGCGGCGACGTGGTGGTTTCGGGCGCTCGATAAAGGTGCGTTTGACATGATCGGGCGGCTGTTCAGACGCGAAGATCCTGTTGCGCCGGAACCGGGGCGCAAGCCGCCTCCGATGCTTACGGTGCCGCGGCGTCGTGGCCAACGTATGTTCGCCGCCGCAGAGACCGACCGCATGACGAGCGGTTGGACCAATGCACCAATGCCGGCGGATCAAATCATTCGCCGTAACTGGCGCGTGCTGGTGGCGCGGTCGCGCGAGCAGTCGGCGAACAACGATTATGCCAAGGCATTCAAAGCCAGCGCCCGGCGCAACCTGATCGGGCAAAAGGGGCTTGTGCTCCAGGCTCAGGCTACGGATTTGGGCGATGCCCTGGATGCCGGGGCAAACAAGGCAATCGAGACCGCCTGGCGCACATGGTGCCAGGCCATGAATTGCGATGTGAAGGGGCGCCGCACCTTTCGCCAGATCCAGAAAACAATCGTCAACGGGCTTTGCACCGACGGCGAGTTCATGGTGCGCATGGTCTATGGGGCTGATGCAGGCCCGTGGGGCTTTGCGTTGCAGGTCCTCGATCCGGTTCTGTGCCCGGTGGATTTCGACGAAGATCGGCGCCCCGGTGGCGGGTTTGTCCGTGCCGGCATCGAATATACCAAGATGGGCCGACCGGTGGCCTACTACTTCACGACTCTGGATCAGTCGCAGGCGGATTATCACTATTCCGGCCGGGCGTTTCTACGCGTGCCCGCCGATGAAATCATTCACTGGTTTGAAGAGGATTTTGTAGGCCAGAAACGCGGCTTGCCGTGGATGGCGACGGCGTTGCTGCGGATGCGTCAGCTGGGCGAGTTTGAGAAAAGCGCCCTCAATAATGCCCGTGAAGGCGCGAACAAGGTTGGCGTGATCGAGTGGGCCGAGGGCATGGGCCCGGACATCGATGACGAAGAAATTCAGAACGAAGACGGCAGTCTTGTCGATATCGAGCTGGAAAGCGAAAGCGGCGTCTACCACCAATTGCCAGCGGGCGCCCGCCTGAAACGGGTGGAAACCGGGTATCCAAACGGTGAAATGCAGGTGTTCTCAAAACACATGCTGCGCGGTGTCGCGACCGGTCTGGGCGTTGCCTACAACGATCTTGCCAATGACCTCGAGGGGGTGAACCTGTCGAGCATCCGGCATGGCGTTCTGAGTGAGCGCGATCAATGGATGGAGCTGCAAGAGAGCCTGATCGAGGCCTTTGCCCTGCCGATATATGAGCGTTGGCTCGCCCATGCGCTGTTGCAACAGAAAATCACGCTGCAAAACGGCTCACCGCTTCCGGCGGGCAAGCGGTCGAAATTCCTCGCGGTGACGTTTCAGGCGCGCCGCTGGCAGTGGATTGATCCTGCAAAAGACGTGAAGGCCGACACCGACGCCGTCGATAATCTGTTCAAGTCGCGCGGCCAGGTGATCCGCGAGCGCGGGCGCGACCCGCGCGAAGTCTATGCCGAGATTGCCGCCGATATCGCGGCGATGCGTGAGGCGAAGATCCCCGAGAACGTGATTGAGGCCTTGATCACAGCAAAATCAAAAGGAGGGCAGGGCAGTGGACAGCCAGCCAAAACCGGCACCGGAGAAACCGATCCAGACGCCGACCCAGACCCCGACAAAGGCGAGTGATGTTATCGGGCGGTCTTTGACCCGGGAAGTCACTGCCGAGCAAATCAACGCGCGGGGAGAAGGCGGTGCCATGCGCCGCATGGGTGAGGTGCGCGAGATCAACGTCGAGGCGCGCACGGTCGAACTTGCGTTCTCGAGCACGACGCCGGTGCGGCGCTGGTTTGGCGATGAGGTGCTTTCCCATGACGCCGATGCCGTGGTTCTCGACCGTCTGCTCGACGGCGGGGCGGTATTGGTCGGGCACAATTGGGACGATCAGGTCGGCGTTGTGCAAAGTGCGCGCGTCGATTCCGACGGCGTCGGGCGCGCTGTCGTGCGGTTCGGCAAGAGCGCCCGCGCCAACGAGATCTTTCAAGACATTGTCGATGGCATTCGGCAGCACGTCTCGGTTGGCTATCGGGTGATCACGATCAGCGAGGAAATTCGGGAAGGTCAGCCAAACCTTGTCACGGTCACGCGCTGGGAGCCGTTCGAGATTTCGGTTGTGCCGGTGCCAGCTGATCCGACCGTCGGCATCGGTCGGGGATTGGAAAATCCGCCAGAGGCAGGCGGTGCAGAAGCCCGGCAAACTGGCGGAGAGAATGCGGGCGCGGTGGCCGAGCCCAACGATACAGGACAAAGGGAAACACAGATGAAAACCATCATCACCCGCGACGCCGAGGGCAATCTTGTCCGGGCAAAGGTCGACGAAAACGATCAGATCATCGAAGTGATCGAGGTGCTCGAACGCGCAGGCGCGGCGGAAACTGCGATTGTGCAGCGCGCCCAAGAACAGGAAGCGGCCCGCGTGCGTGAGCTGACCGAGTTGGGCCGCGAATACGGTGCGCCGGATCTCGCAACCGAAATGATCGCCGGTCGCCATGGTGTGTCCGATATGCGCGAACGGCTGCTGGACCACCTGCACCAGCGCAGCACTCAGGACCGCCAGCTGTCCGAACGTTCCGGCATCGGCCTGACCGATAGCGAAACCGAGCAATTCTCTTTCCTGCGCGCGATCCGGGCGCTGGCGAATCCGACAGACCGCAGCGCGCAGGAAGCCGCAGCGTTCGAGTTCGAGGTGTCCGACGCGGCTGCGGAGGCGCAGGGCCGTGATGCACAGGGTGTCATGGTGCCGATGGATGTGTTGATGCGCGCGCCGCTCAACACGGGCAGTGGCGGGGCCACAGCGGCGGACACCGGCGGCAACACCATCGCAAATCCGCTGCTGACGCAGAGTTTTATTCAGATGTTGCGTGCGCGTACGATCTTGTTGCAGCTCGCGACGCCGTTGATGGGGCTGGTGGGAAATCCGGATATTCCGACGCAAGAAGGCGGCGCCGCAGGCTACTGGATCGGAGAGGACGACGAGGCGGCAGAGGACCTTTTGAGCCTCGGGCAGCGCCAGTTTTCGCCGAAGACCGTCGCAGCCTATTCCGAGATTACCCGCCGCACCTTGAAACAGTCGAGCATGGATATCGAGGCGCTTGTGCGCAGTGACCTTGCCCTCGCCTTGGCGTCAAAGCTGGATCTGGCCGGATTCTATGGCACTGGCACCGACGATCAGCCGCTTGGGATTGCCAATACAAACGGCGTGAACGTGGTGGATTTTGCGGGGGCCGGATCTGGTGGCGGCGTTGCAATGCCGACCTGGGCCGAAGTGATCCAGATGGAAAGCGATATCGCTGCCGCCAATGCTGACGTGAACCGTATGGCCTATGTGCAGAACGCGAAAATGCGCGGCCATTTCAAGAGCACCCAGAAATTCGACGGCACCAACGGCGCTCCGATCTGGGAAAGCGACAACACCGTCAACGGCTATCGCGGCGAAGTCACGAACCAGATCGCAAACGGCGACGTGTTCCATGGTGATTTCGGTAATGTTCTGGTGGGCATGTGGGGTGGTCTCGATATCACCGTCGACCCCTACACACACAGCCGTCGCGGGCGCCTGCGTATCGTGACCATGCAGGACGCGGATTATGTTCTGCGCCACCCTGCGGGTCTCTGTTACGGCACCGACGCCAGCTAACCGGCGCTCGAATTAGACCTCTGGCCGGATCGGGCCAGGGGCAACACCCCCTGAAAAAGGATCGAAAAAGTGGCTGACACCAAGAAACCGCAGAAAGATACCTACGCCGTCACCAGTGCTTTTGTCTGGGACAAGGCGATCAAGAAGCCAGGCGACAAGGTCGAGCTGACCGCAGCCGAAGCCCACGGGCTGAAAGCACGCGGCAAGATCGAAGAGCCAACGGCGAAACCAGCCAGCAAGAAGGCGGCAGCGACCGACGCAGCCAAATCCGGCACGGCAGCAGCGCCCAAAGCGCCCGCCTAATGCCAACGCCGAGCTGGGATAATCCCGACGCCTTCCTGTCCGTTGATGATTTTGCCCTCGAGGCGAACATCACGCCACAGGGAGGCGTTTCGCGTCCGGTGCGAGGCATCTTCGACGAGCCTTATTTCAATGCTCAACTGGGCGAATATGAGGCTGACAGTTCCGAGCCGCGCCTAACGTGCAACGAGTTGGACGTCACGGATTTAGCCCCGCATGACTCCGTCGAGGTGGCTGGCCGTGCCTACTACCTTGCGACCTATCCGCAAGCCGACGGCACCGGTTTGGCGGTGCTGCGACTGGTGCCGGAATAGCGCGATGTTCCGCCCCATCATCGAAACTTTTGATGAAAGCGAGTTGCAGCGGATCGCGGACGAGTTCGACGCCAGCAAGAAGGACCTGCGCGCGGCATACTCCCGCGCATTACGACGTACAGCGCAGACCATGAAAACCCGCGCGCGCAAGGGGTTACGCACCAAGCTTCACCTGCGCACTGCGGCGGAGCTGAGACGTCGTTTGCAGGGATTTCGATTTAAGCGCACCGCTAACATGGGGACCGTTCGCATGTGGTTTGGCCTAAATGACATGCGCGTTTCGGCTTTCAAAGGTCGGGCTGTAAAGACTGCGACCGGCGCGAGCTTCGCAGGTCAGGCGTTTGAGGGCGGTTTCATCGGTCGGAACGCGAAGGGTCGACCAACGGTAAAGCATCGTGCCGGATCGCGCGCCTATCCTGTCAAAGAGGCCAGAATGCCAATCGACGACGTAGCCGAGACCTACATCGAGGACGAGGTTTTCGACGGCATCGAAGAGGTGTTTTTCCACTATTTCCGGGCCGAGGTGCGCGCCCGAACGATCTACGGAGTGGGCAAAAAATGACCCGAACTGTTGACCTTGATGTGATGCACGACGCGATTATCGCGCAAATTGGAGCATGGTTTCCAACTCTCGAGACCGTCGGCGACTATCAGGAGGATCGCAGAACGCTATCCGTTCCGGCGGTTCTGATCGAATTGATCGATATGGAAGGCGACCCGGATGCAGACCCCGGCACCGGTCAAGCGCCTTTCGTTTCCAAATGGGTCGCGCGGGTAATCCTTGGCTCCAAAGCGGAAGACGTGAAACGCGAGGTGCGCAAACTTGCCGCGGCGTTGGGAGCGAAAGTGCATCAGCAGCGGTGGGGCCAGGCTGTGAGCCCCGCGCAGGTGACCTATATCGGCCCGGACGCCTTCGACCCTGATTTTGACAAGTTCGAGGTTTGGGCGGTTGAATGGGATCAACAGATCGACCTGGGGGAAAGCGTCTGGACCGGCGAGGGCGTTGTTCCGCAGGTGGTCAAGGTAGGGTGGTCGCCGGATATCGGCCCGGGCAATGAAGCCGACTATTCCGACAGCGTCGAGGCTGCGCCATGAGTTACGGAGCCGCTAGGAGCGAACAGGCGCGCGAGGGGATTGTTCGTTTCGGTGTCGTGACCGCATTGGACCCAGGGGCGGCGCGAGCGAAGGTCAGTTTCGGGGGCGAGAGTGAAAGCGGCTGGTTGCCCTGGCTTGCTCCCCGGGCGGCTGCGATCAGTGTCTGGGCTCCCCCCAGCGAGGGGGAGCAGGTGATCGTTCTTTCGGAGTCCGGCGATACCGCGCAGGGCGTAATAATTGGATCAGCGTTCAGTAATGGCAATGCGAGCCCAGCCGCAAGCGCTGGCCTGTTTAAGATCCAGGTCGGCCCGTCGTCGATAGAGATCGACGCGAGCGGAATCCGCATCAAAGCCCCCAAGATTGATTTGAACTGATGCCAGCGGTGACCCGAAAAGGAGATAGCTGCACCGGCCACGGGGATTTTCCACCTCGACCCAGCACCGGCGGCAGCGGCACAGTGTTTGTCAACGGAAAGCCTGTTCACCGCCGAGGCGATGCCTGGGCGGTGCATTGCAACCCGCTGAATGCCTGTCATGGCGGCAGTCTCGCAGCAGGATCGGGAACAGTATTTGTTGAAGGAAAACAGATCGGTCGTGTAGGTGATCCAGTTTCTTGTGGTTCGGTTGTTGCGATGGGTTCACATGATGTTCAAGCTGGAGGATAAAGTCCTTAGGGTAGGTTGTTAGTGACAATCGAGAAACAATTGAGTTCTAAGTCTACCATTTTCGTTAACCCTACGGCGGTGAACTCAATCCAGAACGGTAAGATACATGCACGAAATCCAGTTCGTTAACGCCAATCTTCTTCAGCCTGATGGAATTATTGAAAAAGAAGAAAATCTATTTGGATCAATTAGTATGCGATGTCCTCACTGCCGGCATATTGGTACATTCTCGGGGGTTTCGAGTGGCATACGCTGGTACAAACACAAGAAGATCGAAGACAGCGAAAGTGAAGGTTTCGTAGCTGGGATCAGAGTATGCCCCAACGGTGAGTGCCGCGGACTTGTGTTTGCGATAACGACAAATAGCTGGGTTAAGCCAACTCTAGTTAAGTCATTCCCGCCTGAGGTCATCGACTATGACAATACCGACATCCCGGAACGTCTGAAAACAACCTTAGAAGAAGCAATCCTGTGTCATTCAGTCGGAGCATACAGGGCGGCTGCCATGATGGTTCGCAGACTACTGGAAGAGTTATGTGAAGATTGTGACGCTACTGGAAAAACACTTCATGATCGATTGGAAACGCTAAAGAATAAAATCTCTATGCCTCATGAACTCTTTGAAGCGATGGGTGAACTCAAGGCGCTGGGAAATGATGCAGCGCATATTACAGCGAAGAACTATCTAGATATCGGAGAGAACGAGTCGGAGGACTCTATTGGTCTGGCAAAAGAGATTCTTAAATCGCGGTACCAGTTGCAAACGCTGGTGAACAGGCTGAGGAGCCGTAAAAAAGCGTAATAACGACCTGCTGCCAACTCAGGAAAACCGCCAGAGGCGGGAGGGAGCGATCTCAGCAAAGATCGCCCCATGATTGGCATCGACACAACCACGGGTAAGCACATTTCGGGACTGGCGCATCTGCGGCAGTCTGTGCGCGATATTCTTACCACCCCCATTGGGACGCGGGTCATGCGGCGCGACTACGGCAGCCGTATCTATCGCCTTGTCGATGCGCCGATGAATGCGGCAACCCGTCTCGACATGGTCGCGGCAACCTACGAGGCCTTGGAAACTTGGGAGCCGCGCCTCGCTCTTGAGAGCGTCAACGTCGGGGTTTCGGAACCTGGTAACGTGATCATTGATCTGGTGGGGCGGTATTTGCCAACCGGCGAGACAGTCAACCTTGATGGGCTCGAGGTGACGTGATGGGGGCAGGCTTCACCGCGATCAATCTGTCTCTCTTGCCGCCGCCTGACGTGTTGGAGCTGGTGGACTATGAGGCCACGCTTTCGGATATGCTCGCCGAGCTCCGCGCTAGGGACTCCGCTTTTGACGCCTTGGTCGAGAGCGATCCAGCTTACAAGATCCTCGAAATCGCTGCCTATTATCGGATGCTCGCGATTCAGCAATTCAACGACGCTGCACGGGCTGTCATGCCTGCATACGCGCAAGGTGCCGATCTCGATCACATCGCGGCGCGGTACAACGTGGCGCGCCTGGTACTGGATGCCGGCGATCCGGACGCGCTGCCGCCGGTGTTGCCGACCATGGAAGGCGACGAGGATTTTCGGCGCCGGATGCTGCTGGCCTTTGAGGGGTTGAGCACCGCAGGGCCTGTCGGTGCCTACGTGTTTCACGCGCTGGGGGCTGACCCGGACGTCGCTGACGCAAGTGTGTTGAGTCCTGTTCCGGGCGAGGTTCTGGTCACTGTCCTGTCGCGCCAAGGCGACGGGACGCCCTCCGCCGAGTTGATCGCCGCCGTTGAGGCGGCTGTAAACGCCGATGATGTTCGACCTTTGACGGATCTTGTAACGGTTCAAGCCGGGCAGATCCTCCCCTATGTGGTCGAGGCCGTTCTCACGGTCTACCCGGGGCCGGACAGCGCGATCGTGCTGGCAGCGGCACAGGCCGCGACAGAGGCCTTTGTCACCGAACAGCATAGGCTGGGGCGCGACGTCACCCTGTCGGGGCTGTATGCCGCATTGCATCAACCAGGCGTCCAGAACGTCTCGTTGATTTCGCCGGTGGCGGACGTTGTCGCAGATGACACCCAGGCAAGCTACTGCACCGGGATCGACATTACCGTCGGGGGGCAGAATGTCTGATAGCCTTCTCCCTCACAACGCAACGCCACCAGAGCGCGCCCTCGAGGCCGTGACGGGACCGGCTCAGGTGCCGCCAGTGCTTCTCCGTGCGATCTGGGACCCGGTGAGCTGCCCGGTCGAGCTGCTGCCCTGGTTGGCCTTTGCGTTCTCGGTCGACGTTTGGGACGCGGAATGGCCTGAGGAAACGCAACGCGAGGCCATTCGGCGGAGCTTTGAGGTTCATCAGCACAAGGGCACAAGGCAGGCCGTCGAGCGCGCGCTAGGGGCTGTGGGCTTCAATGTCGACCTTAGCGAATGGTTCGAATACGGGGGCGATCCGCATACCTTCCGCATTGATGCATTTGGCGAAGATATCTTTGATGCCGGATATCAGATCGACAGCGATCTGTTTGCGCGGATCACGAACCTGATTGAGCACGTAAAGCCCGCGCGGTCTCATTTTGATTTGAGGATAGGAGAGGGGTTCAGGTCTGAATGCGAAATCCGCAGCGGCACTCGCCCTGCATACTCGCACCGGCTGGACACTGACCCAGAACCGCGCCCAGCAACGGCCAGCGCCGAGCTGGTCATGCGGACAGCGCCAAGGGTGCGAACTGTTGCAGCCCTGGAGCTAGATCCTAGACCACGTTCGCGGCGGGGGTCTGTGGCGGTCGCCGCTCAAACAGGCGCACGCGTATTCCTTATCAGTCAACAGCTTCACGACGTTCAAAGGAGGGCCGTAGCGTAATGCCCACAACGCTTCTTACCGATATCGCCGAGGCAAAGCTGACTGCCGCCGCTGGCTCTGGCACTCAGGTCGCAATCACTCACATTGCACTGGGAGACGGCAACGGCGGCAATTACGGCCCTGGATTTGGACAGACTGCCTTGCAGCGCGAGCTGGCGCGGCAACCCATCGAGACACGCCACATTGTCGGGAACAATGCCTGGCGCGTCAAAGCGGAGTTCGGCCCGGAGACACCGTCATTCTTCGTGCGTGAAATGGGGTTCTTCGATGCCGACGGCGACCTGATTGCGATCTGGGCTGGCGACGATGTGGTGGCGCGCCAGACCGGAGCGATCACCTATTTGGTCGACCATGTGCTGAGCTTTACTCGCGTTCAGGACGGCCTGGTCATCGTCAACGCACCGGATGACGTGGTGTTCGACCTTGCTGTCACCACCGGCACCGCAATCGCAAACCTGCAACTTGAACAGCTGCGCCAAGCGGATGCCATCCGCAAGGCTGAAGGCACGTTCTTCATCTAGGAGGCCAAAGGATGGCGACCAGCACAGAGCAAATCAACAATCTGATCGGGGCCTATACGGACCTGAAAGTCTATTTCGAAGGTGCAAAGGACGGCATTGAAGATGCACTTGCCGCTGCTGCATCTCGCTATCAGGGGTTCTTTTCGACTGTCCATGTCGATCAAGCAGCCGGGAATGACGCCAACAACGGCACTGCTGACGCGCCCGTTGCATCGATCCAGCGTGCGATTGATCTCTCACCCCATGACGGTTTCAATATGATCAAAGTGCGAGGCAACTACACCGCCACAGTGCGCGTCGTCACCAATGGCCGTATGTTGAGCATCATTGGGTGCATTGCCGGATCGGAATGGGCCACAGCGGATGACCCAGCACAGCGCCCGACCCTAACCATCGGATACTACGACATCAGCGGGTTTGCCGAAGTTGCGGGCTTTCATTGTGGGTATGATACTTACATCGACGTGATTGGTTTCAAGATTCAGCTTCCAAGTCTGGCCGATGTCACGGCTGCATTGCCCGGCTCCAATACCGGAAGCACTAATCCACGCGGCTTGTTTGCTATTCGGTCAAGTTCACACGGGCGCGCAGGTTCGGTGGCGCTGCGCTATTGCGAGCTAATCGTTCCTGCAGATTACTACGGCGCGATCTTCAGTGCAGGGATTGGTTGGTATCTCTTGACCACTGCCTTGACCATCAACGGCGACATCGCGGGCAAGGTACATCCGGAAGTGCCCGCCGCTGCCGTTTCTGACGACTATGTCCGGTTTATTCAGACCACCATGGCCACGCTTTAAGGAGGGCAGGCAATGTTGAACTTCACTTACAATGGCCGACGCTACGAGGGCTGGACAGAGCAAGATGCATTGGGTGCGGGCGTCCCTCCGGAGACTATCGCAGCAGCAAAGCAGGATGTGCGCCGCCGTGCAGTCAGTGCTGAATGCCGCCGCCGCATCTACGCTGCCGCATCCGCCGAAGCGCAAATGAACATGGCGACCGCTGCTGCAATCACTTCTGCGAAGGCAGAAGCTGACCGCACCGAAGATGACAAAACGGTGCTGGATGGCGTGCATCTGGCGCTTGCTTGGGTTGCTGACATGCGTGCGGCATTCGAGGCTTTGGCTGCAGATCCCGATGCGGATTTCATGAGCGACGCGGCTTGGCCTGCGCTGCCACCCGAAATCCCGCCCCTAATCGAACGATTCTGACCCCCCATGCTTCAACCGCGCCCTCTGTGGAATTCCGCCAGAGGGCGCGGGTATTTTTATGGCCGATAATCGCTGCAACACTCTATTAGCAGCGAGGGCAAAATGGCTGGTTTTCTCCACGGCGTCGAAGTGCTTGAGATCGACTCGGGCCCGCGCCCGATCCGCACCATCAGCACCGGCGTCATTGGCATCGTAGGCACCGCGCCGGGCGCAGACGCTGATGCCTTTCCTTTCGACACTCCCGTTCTGATCGCCGGCAGTCGTCGCGAGGCGGCACTACTGGACACGACCGAGGACGGCACTGGGGGCGGCACGCTGCCTGGCGCGCTCGATGGCATCATGGATCAGGCGGGCGCTGTCGTGATCTGTGTCCGCGTCGAAGAGGGGGCGGACGAGGGCGAGACCCTTGCAAATATCATCGGGGGTGTGAATGCAAACACCGGGCAGCTCGAGGGCGTTCACGCGTTGGTCGGTGCAGAAAGTGTCGTTGGGCACGCGCCGCGCATCCTTTGCGCGCCGGGCTGGACCCATCAGCGGCCCGAAGACGAGGGTAACCCCGGCACCTATTTTGCGAACCCCGTTGTCGCAGAGCTTGAGGGGCTCGCTGACCGCATGGCTGCCGTTGTCATCGCCGATGGCCCCAACACAACTGATGCCGCCGCGCAGCTTTATGCCGGCGACTGGGGCACGTCGTCCCGCATCTACGTGGTCGACCCTTGGGTGAAGGTGCTGAACGCTGCGGGGGATATTGTCGACCAGCCCGCATCTGCACGCGTCGCGGGCGTGATTGCGCGCACCGATAATGACGAAGGGTTCTGGGTGTCCCCGTCGAACAAAGGGATTTTCGGCATCATCGGCACCTCGCGCCCGGTCGATTTCAAGCTTGGCGATATCTCGAGTCGGGCCAATCTGCTCAACGAAAACGACGTCGCAACCATCATCCGCCAGGACGGCTACCGCCTTTGGGGTAACCGCGTGCCGACGTCCGATCCGAAATGGCAATTTCTGTGCGTGCGCCGTACCGCCGACGTTCTGAACGAGAGCATCCAGCGCGCGCATCTGTGGGCGGTGGATCGCGGCATTACCAAGACCTATCTCGAGGACGTCGTCGAGGGCGTGAATGGTTTCATCGCAAACCTGGTTGCGCAGGGTGCGTTGCTGGGTGGCGAGTGCTGGGCTGACCCAGATCTCAACAACGCCGCGAGCATCCAGAACGGGCAGGTCTGGTTCAACTTCGACTTCACGCCCGTCTATCCGGCTGAGCGGGTGACGTTCCGCTCGCATCTTGTGAATGACTACATTTCGGAGGCGCTGGCATGATCCGCAACATCCTGAAAAACTTCAATCTGTTCGTTGACGGTCGGGGGTTCGCGGGCGAGCTGGGCGACTATACCCCCGCGAACCCGTCCATCGCTGCCGAGGAATATCGCGCAGGCGGCATGAATGGCCCCATCGATATCGACATGGGCCAGGAGAAAATGACCACGTCGTTTGTCCTGCGCAATTACACCGCCGACGTGCTTGCGCTCTGGGGCGTGGCGCCGGGGCGTTTGGTCCAGGTGACCGCACGCGGCGCGCTGGAAAGCGAGGATGGCACAGTCACACCGGCGATCCACAACATGCGCGGCAAGATCATCGTGGGGGATCGGGGCACCTGGTCACCGGGCCAGTCGGCCACCCTGACGTTCAACATGACGCTTGAGGCCTTCAAGGAGACCATCGGGGGCCGCGTGGTCTGCGATATCGACGTCATCAACATGAAACGGATCATCGACGGCGTCGACCAGCTGGCAGAACAGCGCGCCGCGTTGGGCATCTAAGGAGAAACCATGCAAAACCCTGCACTCCCTGACTATTGCAAACACAACGTTGACGGCGACGAGGAAACGATCACGGTCACCCTTGCAAAGGGCATCATGGCAGGCGGTGAAAAGCGCACGGAAATTACTCTGCGCGAACCGACCGTCGGCGACAACATGGCTGCTCGCCAAAGCGCGAAAGGCGACAATGCCGGGCACGAGGTCAATCTGTTGGCGAACCTAGCTGGCCTATCGCCTGAGGAAATCCGCTCTGCAAAAATGCGGGACTATACCCGCCTGCAAGAGGCGCTGGATTTTTTAAATGGGTGACGCCTGAGGCAGCGCGTCAAGGCGCGCTGCTGATCGCGCGGGAAACGGGCTGGTCCTGTGCCGAGATCTCCGCGATGAGCGTCAGCCGCATGAAATGGTGGCTTGAGGGTCTGAGGAACATCAATGTCAAATCAGCGCCTTAATGCTACGGTCACCATCGGCGGAGTCGTCGAAAACTCCTTCCGCAAAGGCATCGGCTTTGTCCGGTCCGGCTTTGACAAGGTCGGGCAAAGCATCCGCGATGTGAAGGCGCGGCAAAAAGAACTGTCGCGTGAGCGGTCAACCCTGATCAAACAGGGGCAGTCGGTTGCGCATCTTGATCGCGAATATGAGGCGCTCGAGCGGACGCTCGAGGATCTGGTGCGCAAGCAACGGCGCTGGGAACGCGCCATGCGTGACAGCGCCCGCGTCGGCGACACGTTCAGCACAATGACACACCGCATCGGGCGCTTGGGCCGTCAGGTGGGCGTTGGTCTCGCGGTAGCCGGGGCCGGTGTGTTTACGCTCACCAGCTCGACCGCGGCCTATGGAGACCAGGTGGCCAAAACGGCCGGCAAGCTGGGCATCGGGATCGAGGCGCTGCAAGAGTTCCGATATGCGGCGGAACGGTCGGGGATCTCGACCGCGACATTCGATAGTTCACTGACCGCGATGCAGAAGCGGCTGGGCGAGGTTGCGCAGGGCACCGGTGCCGCGAAAAAGGCGCTGGATCAGATCGGGTTGAGCGCAAGCGACCTGATCGCCATGGGGCCTGAGCGCGCCATGGGCGCAATCGCAGACAAACTGCAAGGGATCGAGGCACCTGCAGAACGCGCGGCCATTGCCGCCGCCCTGTTCAGCCGGTCGGGCATAGGCATGGTGAACATGCTGGGCAACGGGTCCGATGCGCTGACACAGCTGCGCGAGGATGCGCGGCGCACCGGTTATGTGCTGAGCGAGGAAGCCGCACGCGATGCCGAGAAGTTCGCCGATGCGCAGCTCGACGCTCAACTGACCGTCAAAGGTCTGAAAAACACCATCGGGGCGGAATTGATGCCAGTGGTTACCCGGTCGATGCAGCGGTTCAGCGATTGGGCGGTGGCAAATCGCGAGGACGTGGCGGCGTTCGCCGATACCGCCGCAACCAGGCTCGAGGCGGCTTTGCCAGTGATCGGCCAGGTCGCCGAGGGCATGGGCGAGGTTTCTAGGACGGTCGGGGGTGTGATCTCCAAAACGGCGGAAATGGTCGGGGGCTGGAAGAACTTCGGCATCGTTGTTGGCGCGGTCCTTGCAGGGCGCACCATTGCAAGCGTGCTCAACTTCGGTTGGGCTGTCGGGCGTCTTGGGGTGTCTATGGCGGCTCTGGTGCCATGGGGCACGGCTGGCGCGGGCGCAATGAAGCTGTTCGCGGGCGGGCTTGCACTGGTCAAGACGGGCATTCGTGCTGTCGGGCGAGCCTTGCTCATGAACCCCATTGGCCTTGCTGTCGCCGGGATCGCGGGTGCGGCCTATCTGATCTATGAAAATTGGGAGACCGTCGGGCCGTGGTTCGGGCGTCTCTGGGATGGGGTGAAAACCACCTTTGGCGGCTTTGGCCAGTTCGTCTCCGGCATCTGGCGCGGCGATATGGATGCCGCCGCCGCAGGGCTTGCCGATGCCTGGGAAGGCGGCAAGGCGCTGCTATCCACCACGCTCGACGGCATCGGGGGCGTGTTCAGGTTTGCGTGGGAACGGGGCATTAAACCGATCACCGATAAACTCGGGATCACCAGCCACATCACCGCAGCTTGGGGTAGGCTAAGCGGTTTTTTCTTGCGCCATTGGGACGGCGTCAAAACGATCTTTGGCGGCTTTGGCCGGTATGTTTCCGGTGTCTGGAGTGGAGATATGGATGCAGCCGCCGCTGGTATCGGTGAGGTTTGGGCCGGTAGCAAGGCGATCTTGTCCAACATCTTAGGCGGCATCGGCAGCGTGTTCCGCAGTACATGGGAAAACCTGATCAAACCGGTGACCGACAAGCTTGGTATTACCAGTGGGATCACGAAAGCTTGGGGCGCTGCGCGCGAAGCCGTGGGCGGTGCCGTTGGCCAAATCGGCAAGGCGCTGCAATCCGGCTATGATGAGATAATAGGCCCTGTTATCGAGGCGATGGGGGCAACCGGCGGGATCTCGAGCGCATGGCAGGAGGTCAAGAAAGCCGTCGGTGCCGTTGTCGATTGGTTGATCGAAAAGTTTGATCTGCTGATGGGGAGGTTGCAGCCGGTTCTCGATGGCCTGAGCTGGTTGCGCGACAAAGGCGCTGGTGCTGTCGAGGGCGTTAAAGGCATCGGAGACAGCATCAGCACTGGTGTCCGCGATCTATTCGGTGTTGGAGGTCCAGAACAATCGCCGCAGGGCGATCAGCGCCCTACAACGCAAGTCGGTGAAACCACCTCGCCGCGACAGAATCCCCGTAGCGGGAAAGCAGCGCCGCAGAAAATCTCGGGTTCTTATCTGGGCGGCACCATCGGGCGCGGGTTTCGGGAGGTCGGAGAGCAGGGGCCAGAAACGATCTGGACCTCAAAGGGCGGTTATGTGGCGCATGCCAATGCCACGGAGCGTTTGGCACGGCTTTCGGATCGTGCGGGGCCTGTCCTGGATGCCTTGGGGACTGGATTGCAGAGAGCGATTGCAGGTGCGCAGCAAACCGTCGCGCCGGTGGTGCAGCGCGTCCAGGTGCAAACGGGCAACGCGCAGGGGCTTGCCATGCAACAACCCGCACAACCTGCACAGCCCGCGCCGGTCATCATTCACGCGCAAATTCACGCGGGCCATATGAATCCGCAAAACCTGATCGACGAGCTGGAACGGCGCGGGCGCGATGCGCAAGCTGGTGCGCTCTACGATCAGCCGCATGATTACGGCCAATATGGGGGCACATGATGGCTGAGACGATGATGCAGCTGGGCGCTTATCAGTTCAGCGTCGACAATGCTGCTTATCAGAGCCTAGAGCGGTCGACCGAATATCGCTGGGCCGCGCAAGAACGCGTTGGTGCACATGACGCTTTGCAGTTCACCGGCTTCGGCGCAGACACGATTTCGCTGCGCGGCGTGATCTATCCCCACTACAAGGGGGGCCTCGAGCAGCTCGACAAGATACGCCGGCAAGCCTCAATCGGTATTCCCCTGCCGCTGGTGGCAGGCACAGGCCGCATTCTGGGCGTGTGGGTGGTGGAGAGCGTCCGCGAGGGGCAACGGACCTTTGGGCCGCAAGGGGCACCCCTGCGGCAGGACTTTGGCATCAGCATTCGGAGGTATGACGGTGGGCTCCGCAGTCTTCTACCTTTCTAAAGAGGGGGAAACCCTCGACGAAATCGTTTGGCGGCACTACGACGCCGGAATCCGCGGCGCGATTGAGATCGTGATCGAGGCGAACCGAGGTATCGCGGCGCTTGGGCCTATCCTGCCGGTTGGTACGCGGGTTCTCTTGCCGGAGATCGAGGAACCGAAAAAAGCCGAGAGCCTGCGCCTATGGGATTGATTGATTTCCGACCGTTGTTTCGGATCATCGTCGACGGCCAGGACATTAGCAACGTGCTGGCACCGCGCTTGGTCAGTCTGCGCGTTACAGATGGGGCAGGGGTGCAGTCTGATAGTGTGCAGATCACGTTGAGCGACACCGGCTATCTTGCAAAGATCCAGGAGCCCCGCGCGGGGGCTGAAATCAAGGTCTGGTTGGGCTTCCCGTTCAGCCTGTCTTACATGGGCCTATTCATCGCTGACACGGTCGAAGTCACTGGCCCGCCCGACGCCGTGACAATCACGGGCACCGCCTCAGTGAACGGGGAAACGACTAGCGGCAAAACCGCGTTGACCGATCAGAAAAAGCGCAGCTGGCGCGAGGGCACCACCATCGGCGCGATGGTGGACAAGATCGCGGGCGAGCATGGGCTTGACGCCATGGTGTCGGAAAGCCTGCGCGCAGAGGTATTGCCGCACATCGATCAGATCGACGAGAGCGATATCAATCTCCTTTCGAGGATCGCGCGTGACTTTGACGCGATAGCAAAGCCCGGCAACGGGCGACTGATCTTCACCCGACGCGGTGAGAGCGTAACGGCATCTGGGCAGCCTATGCCGGTTGTCGAAGTCCACAAAAAAGCGGTTACCGAATGGCGTTACCGAAACAGCCTGCGCGAAAGGGTCGGGCGCGTGATTGCCACGACGCAGGATCTCAAGGAAGGCAAGCCGGTCGACGTCGAGGCGGGCGCCGGCGAACCGATCTCGCGATTGAAACGGCGATTTCCGGACAAGGCCAGTGCCCAGCGATCCGCAGACGCAGAGCTGAAACGCTTGGGTCGCGCTGGGCGCACTCTGTCGCTGACCATGCCGGGTAACCCCGATGCGGTCGCGGAGGCTAGGCTGCAAGCGAGTGGGTTTCGATCCTACATCGATGGCGAGTGGCTGATCAGCCGAGCAGTTCACAGCCTCGACAGTGGCGGATATCGCACCGCAATTACGGCTGAGCAGATTTAGGCGGCGACTCCCACTTTCACCCTTTGTTTTTGTTATGTCTGTGGGAGTTCTTTTCCCTAAATTGTTGAATCTAAATAGTTTCGATAGGGTTCAAAATCCCCCGCTGGTGACAGCGTGCCGGTTCGAGTCCGGCCTTGGGTACCATCGCAAAGCATTGCTTTCGCTTGAGAAAACCGCCGGTCGAAAGATCGGCGGTTTTTCTTTGTGTAGTGTATCTCACCCGGCCTCTTTCAGTGTTTTTTCACTCGCGTCGCTCTTGTGCGCTGTTGCTCTGGGCTGTGTGTTCATAACAGTTGCTCAATATTTCGGCGCTCGGCCAATTGCCGAAGCCATTGAAAGCCGTTTCCGTTGGACCCGAAAGATGAGGCGGTCCACCCCCGACAGGCCGAAGCAAAAACGCGCTGCACGGACAGGATAGATATAAAACTTGGCATGTGAGTTGGAACCGTCATAGGCTTGGCGCGCGACCCAATCGTTTGGCTCGGTGCGCACTGCATTTATGGATTTTCAGTTTTCAGGGGGAACTCATGACCCGACAAATTCCTTTCATCGACATCCATACACATCTGTTCAATGGTCGATATCTGCCATTGCACGGGATACTGCGATCTTGGGGCGTGCCTCGTCTTACGGCGCGCGCCCTCACGGTGCTCCTTGTGCCGTTGGTCGGAAAGAGCCGCTTTGAGTACGGCCCGCAAAGTGATGACAATCAGGACGACGTCATTGCTGCGCTCGAGGACGGAACGGTCGGGCGCATTCATCGGACAATCTTAAAGCGTCTTGAAAAGGCGATGCGCAAGTCTGCGAAAAGCAGCCTTGACGACCAAAGCCATGCGGAAAATCTGCAAGACATGATGCTGGCGCTTGAGGATCTCTACGGCCAATACGTCAATGAGAAGAACACCTTCACTCTATCATCCAACTTGTTGATTCAGAAAAGTTCCGAGCCAGATGATACGTCAGATGAGCCATCTGAACTTCTGGAGCAATTGGACGAGATATTAATGCCTGCGTTTTTGGACGCGGCGCATCATGCCGAGGGGAATGGCTACTTTGAGGGCCATGATCATGGTCATGACCCCCATAGCGCGGATGCGGATCTCGATGGGTTTGGCAACAAGGCCTTTCCAGCGCAGCAGGCCGGAACGCTCCTTAAAATGCTGATCTTCTTCCTCAGTATGTTTCTGTCAGAACGCAATAGATATCGGGCTCTGCAACGCGACTACGCGCGGAATAAACCGGCGGACGGATATGATCCTGAGCATTTGATTTCACTCCTGCCGGATATGCGGCGCGCTTATGAGCGCGTCATAGATGGGAGCCCGAAAAAGCCCTATTTCAGCGCCAGCACTCAGGTTGCCCGCACCGTGTCCCTTTCGAAGGAGACGGATGGGGTGATTATCCCATTTGGAACGGTGGACCCGTTTCGTGGTCATGGCTGGAAAACCAACGTGCGCCACGCGCAGAATCTTGGTGTCACACATTTCAAGATCTACCCGCCAATGGGATTTCGACCGATCAGCCGCTTGCACGATTCCGAAGATCCAATCTTTGCTCCAATAGAGCTCTCACCAGCGCCCGAGTATCGCGAATACGTAAAGCAGATTAAGGTCAAAAATGAACCAGAAACCGAACGCGCTATGGCCGATATCATCAGGTATTTTTCCGAAAATGACCTCGGGCTCTTCACCCATTGCACGCCTTTAGGCTTTGAAGCCAGAGAGGGCTTTGGCGTGAACTGTCACCCCGCTTTCTGGGCTTCGGCGATGGAGGAGTACGCAGCGACAGACCTGCGCCTGTGCCTTGGCCACGGTGGCGGAGCGACAAATGTGGATTTCGGAGGTTGGTTGGCCGAAGAGGAAGACTGGCCAAAGACAATGGCTTATCGTGGCTTGCTCATGTGCAGGACCTACCGGAATGTCTATATGGGACTTGGTTACCTGATCCCGCTGCTGAAATCGGCGGGGCGTGATAAGATCCTTAAACGGTTGAGATCTGTCTTCAAACAAGAAGATCCAGCTTTGCGTGGTGGTCATGCGATCAAAACGAAACTTATCTTTGGAACGGATTGGTCCATGCCGCAGATGATCGGGGAGACCCGGTCTTTCCTTAATGTGTTTCTGGAGTTTTTCGAGCACCCGGACTTCCAAAACCCTGAACTGTGCATCTCAGACGCGCCCGAGCTGATCATGTCTGGAAACGCCAAAGCCTATTTGGGCATTGATTAA